CACTGACCATGGCTGGTGTTCTCGACTACACCCCTGCACTCAACGCTAACCTGAACGTTGATGACACCGGTAACACCTTCGCTGGTGTTCTCCAAGGTAAGTATCGTGTCTACATCGATCCTTATTCGGCAAACCTGACCTCCGCTAACGGAACACCTGGTAACCAGTACTACGTTGTTGGTTACAAGGGTACTTCCCCTTATGACGCAGGTCTGTTCTATTGCCCATACGTTCCTCTCCAAATGGTCCGTGCCGTTGGTGAGAACTCCTTCCAGCCTAAGATTGGCTTCAAGACCCGTTATGGTCTGGTCGCTAACCCATTCGCAGAAGGAACCAACCAGGGTCTCGGTGCTCTGCACATCAATGCAAACCGCTACTATCGTCGCGTTGCTGTTAAGAACCTCATGTGATCCATTGGATTCACATTTCTTCAAGAGGACCCTCGGGTCCTCTTTTTTTATGCATACATATTCTCGTAGAGCATAGAACCAACAATGCTAAAAACACCAAGAGAAGTTGTAAATGAAAGACTTTCATGGTCTAGTGATCAAGCACTAAGAAATCATTGCGTACATGTTTTAGAAGAATATTTGAAAGAAGAACCAGCACTAACAGGAGAACAATTAAGAGAAGCACTTGGAACTTATCTCATGGGATTGGAGTGATAAATAAAGTGTCCGTGTGAAGGAAGTATAGAGACAGGGTTAAGAACCCTGTCTTTTTTTGTCTTTTTGTGTAAATGAAACAAATGTTAGTGAATTAACACAAACTCGTATAGATAGTTACAGAATTAGGAAGAATGCCATATGTAACCAAATCTCCTTTGATATGATGAATGTCTATAGTATTAGTATAATGGAGGACATTATGCACAATATACTTTCATATAATCAGTTAGCGGGTTGGAAACAAAGTGTCGAGCGACTGACGCACACATTAGACCGCTCCATTGAGGAGTCTGACCTAGTAAATGATTATTATAATTGTCTTATAGAATGCGACAATGACCAAGCGACATGTAAACGAATCTGTAGGAGGATGTTGGACTAGTCTAATCGCTAGGAGGGTTGACCACCCTCCTTTTTAATGTCTAACTAAATATATAAAACGCTCCAAGGAAATGGCGAACACTCAATTAGATAATAGAAATTTTTTATCCCCTACAGGGTTTAAATTTACTATAGAGAAAGCGCCTGGAGCAACTTTCTTTTGCAATCAAGCAAATATCCCTGCATTAGATCTGGGAGTTGCTATACAATCAACTTACTTGAAAGACATTGACATCCCTGGAGATAAAATTAGATTTGGGGATTTGAATATTTCATTTCTAATTGATGAAGATCTTTCAAACTATCTCGAAATTCAACGTTGGATTCGTGGATTGGGATATCCAGAAAAACTGGATCAGTTTGAAAAATGGAAAGATGAAGATGTCCTGAGAAAACATTTTTCAAAAGAAGGAGAAGAACCTTTCTCGGACGGAATCCTTCAAGTTTTAAACAGTAACAATGTTTCTAATATCGAAGTAAGATTTAGAAGAATGTTCCCATATAGTCTGTCTACTCTCAATTTTAATGCTTCCGAAACAGACGTAAACTACTTTACAGCACAGGCATCTTTCAAGTATACTATATACGATATACGTGATATTCAAGGCAAGAATTTACTATGAGCTTTGATCTTGATAAGATTCAAGAGATGTGGGAAAAAGATTCCAAAATTGATATGGACAACCTGCATACTGAATCTACTAATATACCATCGTTACATGCAAAGTATTTTCAAATTTACAACACCATCTTTCTTTTGAGAAAGAAAGCTGAGCAGCAAAGGAAAAATATTAGACACGAAAGATATGAATATTTCAGTGGTAAAGCGGACCCTGATGTGTACATAGAGAATCCTTTTCCAAAAAAGATTCGAGATAAAGATACCATGCAAAAATATCTCGATGCTGATGAGAAATTATCTACAGTAAATTTGAAAATTGACTATTATGATACAATGCTAGTTTATATTGAGAGTATACTTAAACAGATAACTAATCGTACTTATCAAATCAAAAACGCAATAGAGTTCATGAGATTCAATTCTGGGTTAGGATAATGGACAACAACGAAGATTGGATTTACCAGGACGATGATTTCGATCCTGATAAAACTTATATTGAGTTGCAATTTGGTCCTGAGGACTTGCACCTCCTATACAAATCTGTCTCTGTTCATATAGAGAAATGGCCTGGTGGTCATCCACAAGAACAAGAAAGACTGCATTATCTTAAAAACTTTTTGTATAGAGTGGTGCTGGAATATAAGTTCCAGATGGAGTAATAAATACTCGCAGATGAAGGAATATCTGTGATTGATACGACTGCTAATGTTGTTATTTCTAAATCCAACGAAGTTTTTTTAAAAGTAAAGACAGAACCTCATATAGAATACGAACTTAGAGATCATTTTAAGTTTGAGGTTCCTAATGCAAAATTTATGCCGCAATATCGTGGTAGGAATTGGAACGGAGAGATTCACCTATACGATATGCGATCTAAGCAGATCTATGTTGGTCTGTTAGATAAAATTGTTCAGTTCTGCAAGAACTACGGATATACTTATAAATTCGAAGATAATAAATTTTATGGCACTCCTTATGAGGAGAATGAACATATATCGGAAGAGGGTGTCAAAGATTATATGCGTTCTATTTGCTCTCACTCTCCAAGGAAATACCAAATTGAGGGAGTATACGGTGCTCTAAAGCATAATAGAAAGCTATTGATAAGCCCCACTGCTTCCGGCAAATCTTTGATGATATATTCTCTTGTAAGATATTATGTTGACAAAGGAGAAAAAATCCTTTTAGTTGTTCCAACGACATCTCTTGTAGAACAGATGTACAAAGATTTTCTTGATTATGGTTGGGATGCTGAGTCATTTTGTCACAGAATCTATTCTGGTAGGGAAAAGAGTAACGATGCTCCAGTGACAATTACAACTTGGCAATCAGTATATAAACTAGAACGATCTTTTTTTGAAGACTATGGTGTCATTATAGGCGATGAAGCGCATTTATTCAAGTCTAAATCTTTGATCCAGATTATGACTAAACTTCATCATGCAAAATATAGATTTGGTTTTACTGGCACTCTTGATGGAACACAGACACACAAATGGGTCCTCGAAGGATTATTTGGTCCATCATACAAAGTGACAAGAACAGAAGAATTAATGAAGCAAGGTCACTTATCTCAATTAGATATTCAATGTCTCATTCTTAAACACTCTTCACAAAAGTTTGAAACTTATGAGGATGAGATACAGTATTTAATCTCTCACGAACAACGTAATAAATTTATTTGCAATCTAACTCTAGATCTTAAAGGGAATACACTTGTTCTTTTCCAAAGAGTCGAGAGTCATGGAGCAGTACTCTATGATCAGATAAATAATAACAAGGGTGAGAACCGTAAGGTATTTTTTGTACATGGTGGTGTAGACGCAGAAGAGAGAGAACAGGTAAGAGAAATAACAGAACGAGAAAACAACGCAATCATCGTTGCCTCTTATGGAACTTTTTCTACAGGTATTAATATTAAAAAACTCCATAACGTTATCTTTGCATCACCCAGTAAATCGAGAGTTAGAAATCTCCAATCAATTGGAAGAGTTCTTAGAAAAGGAAAAGATAAAACTAAAGCTATGCTCTACGACATCGCTGATGATTGTTCAACTAAGTCAAGACGAAACTATACTTTAAACCATCTCATCGAAAGAATTAAAATTTACAATGAAGAGAATTTTAATTATGACATAATCACTATCAATTTAAAACCATGATAGAAGACGATTTCTATGCAACAATAAAATTAAAAACAGGGGAAGAAATATTTGCAAAGGTTTCCCCTTGCACAGAAGAAGACAGAACACTATTATTTCTCTCGCATCCAATAGTCCTTTCGGAAATGAAAGGAGGTAAAGGCGTTGTTGGATATAAAGTTGAAAAATGGTTAAAAAGTTCTGATGGAGAAATGCTGATATTGGATATGGAAAATGTCCTTACAATGTCGGAATCCAAAGATATGCATATCATTAATATGCACCAACATTTTACTAAGCATCTAAATGAAGACTTTGAAGTAGGTGGTCCACCTAATTCTTCATTGAGTAGAAAGATGGGATTCTTAGGAAATGTAGATGAAGCAAAAAAATTACTTGAAAAGTTGTATAAAGATCATTAAGCTATATCTGTCTCTTCAACCCTAACAAAGGTATTTTACTGCTGTAACAGAACCTTGTCAACTATTCACTCTAAGTGTTATAATGTCTACATATGATAGTAATTACTTATGATAAGACCAATGGCAAAGAGAAAAAGGTCGGAACATTATGTAAATAACAAAGAGTTTCTGGCAGCACTAATCGAGTATCGTAGTGAAGTAGAAAGAACCTTCATCCAGAAGTATGGTAGAGAACCTGAGAAGGCTGATCGTGCTACACGATGGGATACAAAACCACCCATTCCACGCTATATTGGTGAGTGTTTCTTGAAGATTGCAAATCACTTGTCCTTCAAGCCCAACTTTGTTAACTACATGTTCAAGGAGGACATGATCTCTGATGGAATCGAAAATTGCGTTCAGTACATTCATAATTTTAATCCTGAGAAATCCCAAAATCCTTTTGCTTACTTTACGCAGATCATTCATTATGCGTTTCTCCGCAGGA